GGGGCTCCGCAACCGTGCGGGCGTGGGACAACGCAACCGTGCGGGCGGGGGACAACGCAACCGTGGAGGCGGGGATCTACGTCCCCGTCCACGTTTACGACACAGGTGTGATCCTCCGTGGGGGGATACCGATTCGCCCGGAATCGGTAAAAACGATAACTCCCGAATCCTGGTGTGCAGCCCAGCTCGTCACAGTTGACGCCGACGGGATGGCGCACCTGTACAAGGCAGTCAACAGCGACGGCAAATCCGATTGGGGAGGAATCTACATCGTTGGTGAAACTACCGACGACACTCGGAACTGGAGGGATGACCGCGAATGCGGGCACGGACTGCATGCCTCTCCCACCCCGTTCCTGGCACAGCAGTACTTCGAGGAAGCCACGCGCTTCTTCGAGGTCACATGCCCGGTCGAAGATCTTCGGCCGATTGGCAACACGAAGTGCAAGGCGCCCCGCTTGCATGTGCTGCGCGAGGTCGACATCAACGGTAACCCCCTCGACGCCACCGAGCAGCAGGAGCGGGGTGGTGACCAGTGAACGCGGAGGAGTTCGAGGAGCGGGTCGCCGCAGTGCGGGCGGCGATCGAAGCCACCCGCATCGCCACCCTTGATGCGGACACGCGCCGGGACTTGACGCTCTTGAGCCGGGAGCGGCTCAACAAGGCGCACGACGCCCTCGTGGACGCTCTGGCCGTCCTGGCCGCCCTGCGGGACAACAGGAGCTCGGCCAAGAGGCGGGTCGTCGTGACCCTTTGCGGGGGTGAGCCGCAGTGAGGCGCGCCCAGGCCCTCACCGGAGGCGGGCTGGCCACGCTCGGCCTCATCGCCCTGGCCGCCGCACTCGACCCGGCCCACGTGGCCGACGCCGCGGCCCTCGTCCTCCTCGTCGCCGCCATCGCCCTGATCGGCCAGGGGGCGCGCATGCTCCACTGCGCGACGCGCCCCCGCCGACGCGGAGGTGATCGGCCGTGAGCATCCGGCAAGTCAAGATCCCGGGGCGTCAGGAGCGCTCCAAGGACGAGGCGTTCTTCTACACCGTTACAACGGCGCAGGAGCGCCACGTTATCCAGTCGGCGGCGCCCACCCCCTTCCAGGTCGTCAACGACCAGGAGGAGGACGGCGCGTGGTCGCGGGCGGACGCGGCCACCCTCGCCAGGTGGTGCGCTGCGAAGCGCGAGGGCTGGCGCGTCCAGTCCCGCGCCGCCGACACCAAGGCGCGGCGCCGAGTGTGGGTGTCCTGGGACCCCGATTACTGGCAGCGCGCCAGGAAGGGGGGCCGGTGAGGCCAGAGGACGACTGGTGCCCTCGCTGCGGGGATCTGATTCCCCGCTACCAGCGGACCCGGGTCTGCGGGTGGTGCGGGTGGGACATCGACAACCCGCCCGCGCCACCGGCCCCCGCCCGGGGGGGTGCCGCTACTGCCACGAGCCCGGCCCCAGCGTGTGCACGGACTGCGCGCACAAAGTCCGGGCCGAACGAATCGACTGGGGCCTCGACCCCATCTAAGGAGATGTAACGAATGAGTAACGAAGAAGAGAACGGGGGCGGCCGGGGCCTCGTCCCATCCGCCCCCGGAGGGGGATTGAGCCTCGCCCCCGCCGACGTCCAGGCCCGCCTCCAGTACGCCAAAGCCCTGGCGGAGGCGAGCATCATCCCCACGCAGTACCAGCGCAAGCCCGCGAACGTGCTGGTGGCCATCGAGACGGGGAACGCCTTGGGCATCCCCGCCATCCAGGCCCTCAACAGCATCGCGGTCATCAACGGCCGCGCCACCCTGTCGGCGGACCTCATGGCCGCCGTCGTCCGCCGCGCCGGCCACCGGCTCCGCGTCCGGGAGGACGGCCCGGAGTCGGTGACAGCGACCCTAATCCGCGCCGACGACCCCGACGGCGCGTTCACGGCCACATGGACCAGGGAGAAGGCCACGAGGGCGGGCCTGTGGGGGAACCGGGGCCCGTGGACCCAGTACCCCACCCAGATGCTCCGAGCCCGGGCCATCACGGAGGTGTGCCGGCAGGGCGCTTCCGACGCCCTCATGGGGCTGGTGTACACGCCCGAGGAGCTGGGCGCCCGGCTCGACGACGCGGGCGCCCCCGTGGTCGACGCGCGGGGGCGCGTCATCATCGACCAGCCCGCCCCGCGCAGCCAGGAGAGGCCCCCCGCGCCGGCGGCGCCCGGGCCCGCTGCCCGACGCGGGGGTTACACGCCCGCGCAGCAGACCGTCATCCGAGGCATCCGTAGCCTCGACCTCAACGAGGCCACGTTCTCCGCACTCGTCCGCCGCGTGTGCGGGCAGGTGCTCCGCATCGAGGCCCTGGACGACGACAACGCCCGGCGGGTGGTCAACGAGATGCGGGCCATCTGGTCCAGCATCCACGACCAGGCGCCCCAGCAGCAGGCGCCGACGCGGCGAGGTGTCATTTCCCTGGAGGAGGCCACCGGCGGTGGCGTCATCGCCACCGGGGAGGACGCCGCGTACTACGCCGAGGCGCTGGCCATCGACGAGGACGACGACATTGACGACCCGGACGGGGGTGCGGCATGAGCATCCCCAGACTGGAGCCTTGCCCCGAATGCGGCACATACCACGGGGACCGGGACGTGAGGGCCCGTGGGCTCTTCCGCCCCCAGGGCCCCTACTACGAGCTCACCATCCCGGGCAGGAAGGGCGAGACGTACACGACGCGGGAGGCCGCAGAAGCCGCCGCCAGCGTCCCGCACCCCACCAGCAGGGGCGCACAGTGAGCGCGCCCTACTACGTTGACAGCGCTGCGAGCGTTTACCGCGGCGACTGCGTGGACGTCATGCGCGCGCTCCCCGCGTGCAGCGTCGACGCAGTGGTGACGGATCCCCCGTACGGGATCGGCTTCATGGGGGAGGCGTGGGACGCTCCCCGCGTCACTAGGCGCACGGAACGGGGTCGGGCCACGTCCCCCATGCCCCCCGGCCTGGGCGGCCCCCACGGCGGATACCGGAGTGAGGCGACGGAGGCGGGCCGGTACAGCCGCACGCTGGCCGCCAGCCTGGCCTTCCAGGAGTGGTGCACGGAGTGGGCGGGCGAGTGCATGAGGGTCCTCAAGCCGGGCGGGCACCTACTCGCCTTCGGCGGATCCCGCACCTGGCACCGACTCGCCGTCGGGATCGAGGACGCCGGCTTCGAGATCCGCGACAGCATCGCCTGGCTTTACGGGAGCGGGTTCCCGAAGAACGTCAACGTCGGCGCCGCGACAGGCTCCCGCGCGTGGAACGGCTGGGGCACGGCGTTGAAGCCGGCTTTCGAGCCATGCGTAGTGGCCAGAAAGCCCCTGTGCGGGACGGTCGCAGCCAACGTCCTCGCCCACGGGGTCGGCGCCATCCACGTCGACGCGTGCCGAGTCCCCATGAGCGAGGGGGACGCTCGGGCCATCAGGTCCTCCTCGGGGGTCGGCGAAGAAGGGGCAGTCCGCAAGCGCGGGACGAGCCTCAACCTCTCCCGAACCGAGTCGTTCCGCACGATCCCGTACAAGCCTCATGCGGACGGCAGGTGGCCCACCAACGTCGTCCTGGACGAGGAGGCTGCCCGCGCCCTGGACGCCGAATACGACGACCAGGGCGGGCCGTCACGGTTCTTCCCGGTCTTCCACTACGAGTCGAAGGCCCCGGCATCCGAGCGGCCCACCGTCGACGGCGTCTCCCACCCCACGGTCAAGCCACTCGAGCTCATGCGGTGGCTCGTGCGCCTCACCACCCCGCACGGGGGAACCGTCCTGGACCCCTTCGCAGGGTCCGGCACCACCCTAGAGGCCGCCATCCGCGAAGGCATGCGCGTCATCGGCGTCGAACGGGAGGAGTCCTACCTCCCCCTCATCATGTCGCGCCTCGCACGCGACATCGACATCCCACTCTTCACCTGAAAGAGACCTGAAATGAACCCAAAGCTCTTGTACACGCTCGCAGCACTGCCCGGCACCAGCACCTACCAGGCGCGCACCATCGTCGTCGCCCACCAGATCACCCACGACACCATCCACGTCCTCGTCGAACTGCTCGGCAGGGACTACACGGTGTGCGACCAGACCATCATCCACCGGGGCGTCCCGTGGGCGGGCGTCGGCGACGTCGTCTACACCCACCCCGACGACCTCGTGCCCCGGTTCCACGCCCGCCACCCACACGACTTCTGGGAGGCGTTCACCCTCCCCGGACGCAACATCCCCGACGGGACCCTGCGGGAGGTGGACCCGGAGTGAACGGCACTATCAGCACCTACAAGTTCGGCGTGGCTCGTGTCCGCGTCCACATCGACCCCAGCGGCGACCCCTGGTTCGTCGCCTCCGACGTGGCGTGCATCCTCAGATACCGCATGGCGTCCGACATGACACGCCGCCTCGACGACGACGAGAAGGGTACGCGCGAAGTGCGTACCCCCGGCGGCCCCCAGGCAATGACCGTAATCTCCGAGGCCGGCCTCTACACGGCGATCCTCGGATCCCGGACCACGGCGGCACAGGCCTTCAAGCGGTGGGTCACCCACGAGGTCCTCCCCGAGATCCGCCGCACCGGCTCCTACCAGGCGCGCCCCGCCCTCACGGGCCCGGAACTCATGGCCGCCGCCCTCATCGAAGCCCAGCGCACCCTCGACGCCGCCCAGCAGCGCGCCGCCGAAGCCGAGGCCGAGCTCGGGCACGCCAAAGCGAAGATCGAGGCCGACAGCGGGAAGGTCCTCTTCGCCGACGCCGTCGCCGCCTCCCACACGAGCATCCTCGTGGGGGACCTGGCGAAGCTGCTGCGGCAGAACGGCGTCAACGTGGGCGCCAACCGCCTGTTCGCGCGCCTCCGGGACGACGGGTACCTCATCCGCAGGCGCGGCGCCGACTGGAACATGCCCACGCAACGCAGCATGGACGCCGGACTCTTCCAGGTGAAGGAGACGACGGTCACAGACCCGGACGGGCACACCACGGTGAGCCGCACCCCGAAGGTCACGGGGAAGGGTCAGCGGTACTTCCTCGAGCGCTACCTCGCCCCCGAGGGCGGGCAATGACCCCGACCATCAGGCTCGGGAGCCTTTTCACCGGGTACGGGGGCCTCGACATGGGCGTCGCAATGGCGCTCGCGGGCGCCTGCGTCGACGTCCAGTGGGTCGCCGACGTGGAGGACGGGCCCCGCCGGGTCCTCGCCCGCCACTGGCCGGACGCCCCGAACCTCGGGGACGTCACCGGCGTCGACTGGGCGAGCACGCCCAGCGTCGACGTCATCTGCGGGGGGAGCCCCTGCCAGGACATGAGCCTGGCGGGCGAGCGCCGCGGAATGCGGCCCGGCACCAGGTCGGGCCTGTGGGACGCGATGGCGCGGGCTGTCCTCGCGCATCGGCCGCGCCTAGTGGCGTGGGAGAACGTGGAAGGAGCGCTGTCAAGTGGAGCCCATAGCCGTGTGGAACCCAGTCCGGGACGTGTGGGAGACGGGTCAGGGCGACCTGCTCTCCGGGCAATCGGCCGTGTACTCGGAGACCTGGCCGACGCGGGGTACGACGCTCGGTGGGCGGTTGTACGCGCCTCCGACGTCGGCGCCCCCCACCGCCGTGGGCGTGTCTTCCTCATCGCCCACCCCCACGGGGACCAGTGGCAGGCCCTCCTCCCCCTACTTGGCGACCCCGACGGCGAACCTCGCGACGTGCGGGGGGAGCCAGCCCCCGGCGAAGCGCCGCAGGGGCGGGCACAGCGTGAGCCTGGCGGACCAGGTCGAGCACCTGCACCTCACCTGATCCCCACGCCAACGGCGTCGAACCACAAGGCCGGCCGCCACCAGGCGGGGAAGGGCATGAGCCTGTCGCAGGCAGTGCGGACTCTGCCCGCAGTGACCACCATGGACGTCGCCTACTCCTCCCAGGGGTACGGGCCCACGCTCGGGCAGGCCGTCCGCGGCCTCCACGCCGAGGGGACGTTCGGCCCCTACGAGGCCGCAGTCCGCCGGTGGGAGGCCGTCATCGGCCGGCCCGCGCCCGCCCCCACCGAGCCGTCCCCCACCACCGGGCGGCCCCGCCTCTCCACGCGCTTCGTGGAGCACATGATGGGCCTGCCCGCTGGACTCGTCACCAGCCCAGCCCTGGGGCTGACGCGCGCCCAGCAGCTCAGCCTGCTCGGTAACGGGGTCGTGCCCCAGCAGGCTGCACACGCGGTCCGCACCCTCATCACGGAGGGGGCAGCCGATGAGTGACGTCCTCCGCAGGACGCAGCCCCGCAGCCGGGGCCAGGTCGCCTGCAGCATGTGCGGCGCCCGCATCCCCCGGGGCGCTAGGTACGACCGCATCGAGGTCCCCGACGCGGGGACCATCGTCACCACCCGCGTGTGCGACGACTGCGCCGAGTGCGCCCACCTGTGCGCGGACGACACGGACCCCGCAGCGTGGGACGACGGCGTCGGCGCCGACGACATCCACGACTGGGCGATGCACTCCGACCACGATGCGGCCGCCCGCTACCTGGAGCGCCGCCAGCGCGCCGAGGCGGTGGAGCCATGACTGCGCAAGAGATCACCCTCTCCATCCCCCAAAGTGAGTGGCTGACCGCGAACGGCCGCTACCACTGGGCCAACCGGGCCCGCGCCACACGCGCCCTCCGCTGGCGCGCCCACACCACCGCCCGCAGCCAGGGAATGCGCCCAATGGGCCCCTCCAGGGTCACCATCGCCGTCGCCTACCCCACCGCCGCGCGCGCCGACCCCGACAACGCCGCGCCCACAGTGAAGGCCATCATCGACGGCCTCGTCGACGCCGGCGTATGGCCCGACGACAACAGCAGGTGGCGCACCCACACCGACTACACGCGGGCCCCCGGGAAAGCCCCGAGGGGAACGCACACAATCACCATCCGAATAGAGGAGGAATAGCCGTGGAAAACGCGGAAGACCTGATCGGACAACAGTCCGACCCCGGCATGTGGATCATCGCCGCAATATCCAAGGAAACAACGGCGGGAGAGCTGATCCAAAGGCTCTCCAGACTCCCCGCACTCGCACCCGTCAGCATCAGCTACGCAGTGGCTGACGACCACGAGACCCGCATCCCCGTGGTCGTCACCGACTTCATCCCCCACTACCCGTCCATCGACGTCCTCACCTTCGAGGACGTCCAGAGGGCGTGGGTGGAGTCCCTGCGACGGCCCCTCGACGACGAGAAGACCCAGGGCATGCGCTGCCCCTGCTGCGGGAGCGACTGAGATGCGGATCAGAACGATCAAACCCGAGTTCTGGAGGAGCGCCGACGTCGCGGCCCTCAGCATCGAGGACCGCCTCCTCTTCATCGGCCTGTGGTCCTACGTCGACGACTATGGGGTCGGACGGGACGAGCCCCAGCTCATCCAGTGCGACTTGTTCCCCCTCGATCCCCTCACTGAGGGCTCAGTGAGGGTTCACGACGGCCTCACACGCATCGCACGGAGGGGTCTAATCATCCGCTACGAGGGCCCCGACGGACGCAAATACTTCCAGGTGGTCAACTGGGCGAAGCACCAGAAGATCAACCGCAAGTCAAAGCCCGTTTTTCCGCAGTACGACGCGGAAAACTGCACCCTCACTGAGTCCTCACTGAGCCCTCACGACGCCCTCACTGAGGGCTCACTCCCGGAACAGGGAACAGGGAACAGGGAACAGGGAACAGGGAACCCCCCCTTCAGACCCCCCGCCGCGCGCGCCGACCACGACCACGAGCAGACGCCGGGACCCGCCGCCCCGCCCGCTGACGCGGACGAGGCCGACCCCGGGACGTCCAAGAAAGCGAAGAGCCCTGCTGGGAAGACCCGGGGGACGCGGATCCCCGAGGACTGGCAGCCCAGCCCGGCCCTCGTGGCCTGGACCCGGGAGCACGCCCCCGCCGCGGCCACCAACGCCGAGGTCGCGCGATTCGCGGACTACTGGCGCGCCATCCCCGGATCCCGGGGCCGGAAGACCGACTGGGCGGCCACGTGGCGCAACTGGGCGCGCCGGGCCCAGGAAGACCACGACGCCCGCCAACGCAGGGCACCCGCACCCGGTGCGCGGAGCGGGAGCACCACCGACGACCGCGTCGCCGCCTGGATCGCCCTCGCGGACGCCCTCCCCGGGCCCGCGAGCGCCGGGGCCCCGCAGGCGGCGCCGCTGCTCGCCATCGAGGGAGGCGCGGCATGACCCCCGCCGAGGCCGGGCGCGTCCTCGCGCTCGCGGCCGCGTACGACAACCGCCAGGCCGGCCAGGCCGCCGCCCTCGCATGGGCGCAGGCCCTCGACCCCGAGACCACCGTCGACGACGCCCAGGCCGCCGTCGTCGCCCACTACCGGGACTCCCGGGACTGGGTCATGCCCGCCGACGTCAACCGCCGGTGCCGGGCCCTGCGCGCTGAGCGGATCCGCGCCGCCGGCCACCTGCCCGGACCGCAGGACCTCGTCGACGACCCCGCCGCCTGGCAGGCGTGGCGCCTCGCCGCCACCCGCGCCATCGGCGACGGCGCCACCCGGGAGCAGGCGTCCGCCGCCGCCTGGCGCGCCATCGGGCGCACCCCACCGCCCGCGCTCCCCGAGACACGGAGGAGGCGCCTCACCCCCGAGACGAAACACAGCGACTAACCCGGGTTAGTCGGCGCCCTGAGCGCCGAACACCCACAACCCCATACCGGGGGAGGACCAGAGGCGCCGCACGGCGCCCAGACGAAGGAGAACACGAAATGGCCGGAGAAACCACCATCACCATCATCGGCAACCTCACCGCCGACCCCGAACTGCGCTGGACGCAGTCCGGCACCCCCGTCGCCGACCTCACCATCGCCAGCACCCCCCGCGCCTACGACCGCCAGGCCGGCCAGTGGCGCGACGGCGAGACCCTGTTCATGCGCTGCAGCGCATGGCGCGACCAGGCCGAGAACATCGCCGAGACGCTGCGCAAGGGCATGCGCGTCATCGCCACCGGCCGCCTCGGCCAGCGCCAGTACGAGACCCGCCAGGGCGAGCGCCGCACCGTCGTCGAACTGCAGATCGACGAGATCGGCCCCTCCCTCCGCAACGCCCGCGCACAAGTCAACCGCGTCCAGGCCCCGGCCGCCCAAAACGGCCAAGCCCCCGGCCGCCACACCGGAACCGGGGCCTGGCCCGACACGCCCCAGCCCAACCGCCACGGCGAATACCAGGAAGAACCCCCGTTCTGACAACGGCGGGAACAACCACGACAACAAGCGGAAGGAACACCAGAAATGAACGTCAAGGAATACCACATCAAGCCCCGCAAGTGCGAGGCCGTGCAGGTCACCAGGGAGAACGCAGCAGCGGCCGCCAGGTGGGCGGGCGGATACGTCACCACCGTCAACAACCCAGAAGGCGTGGCCGTCGCCTTTCCAGGCAAATACGGCGCCAACTACATCGCCACCATCGGCGACTACATCACCCGCCACCCCGACGGCCACCACGAGCTCGGCGTCCGCAGCCAGTTCGAGGCCATCTGGGAGGAGACGTCCAAATGAGCAGCCTCCGCACGATCCCATGCCGTCCCCGCGCCCACGAGTACACGGCCATCACCCTCACCAACGACAACCTCGCCGAGGTCGCGCGCCAGTACCTCGTCGTCCACCTCACCATGAACCGCGACGCACTCCACGTGTACACCCGCGACGGCCTCGCCATCGCCCGCCCCGGGATGGTCCTCCTCGAGGACCCCCACGGCGAGTACGACGTCCTCACCCTCGAGGACTACCACGACCAGTACGAGCAGGAGGAGGACGCATGAGCACCGAAACCCTCGAACGCCTCCGCGCTGCCATCGAAGCCCACATCCACGACGAGCAACCCGGCCACCACCCCCTCGCCTGGCTCCTCGCCACCAACACCCTCGACGTGAGCACCGGAGACGCAGACGGCTACCGGTTCGACACCGACGGCAACATCTACACCACCATGGGCCTCGCCCACGCCTACCTCCACAACCTCGACAGGGAGGCCACCAATGACGACGACTGACCCCAGCGTCCGCACTGCGCGCCGCATGCTCCACGACATCGTCCGCTACGCCGTCCTCCTCGACGAGCGGGCAGCAGCGGCCGCAGCAGCCACACCCGCCAGCACCGGCCCCGCCAGGGCGAGTGCCCACCCCGCCCCCGGGCGACTCCCACACGGCCTCGACCGCATCCTCGACGACACCGACCAGGGCCCCACAGGGATCCGAACCAGCCGGGGCGTCCAAGAGATCCTCGGCCCATGGGCCAGGCAGATCGCAGACGACACCGGCCACCCCGCGCCCCCCGACACCACTGCAGCGGCCGCTGCGTACATCGACCAGCACCTCGAGTGGGCCCACGCCCATCTCGACGACTGGGATGCGCTCGTCAGCGTCATCCGCGAGACGCACGCCCACCTCGCCAACCGCACCGGCTACGCCCACGCCAGGATCGGCCGCTGCCCCAAATGCGGCGGCCACATCACCACCGCCCCCACCCGGAACGGCATCCCAGACTACGGCGCCTGCAGCGCCTGCGACACCTGGTACCCCGACCAGGCCGCAGTCCACCACGCGAGGCGGGCCCGCCTCACCAGCGTCCTCCGCAACACCAAGGACCCCGGAATCTACGTCGACTGGGAAACCCTCAGCCTCGCATACCCCACACTCGCCCACGACACCCTGCGCAAATGGGTCACCCGAGGCCACATCCCCACCCTCCCCGGCGGCCAATACCAGATCGCCGCCATCAACACACGAATGGAAGGCACGCAATGCTGAAACTAGCGCTTCTCACCTGGGTCCTACTCGGATTCCTGGCGATGCTCCCGTACATCATCGCCAGCGTCGCCATCGACCACGCCCACACGGAGAAGCAGGAGAAGAAGATCGACGCGATCGGACGCACCTTCTTCAAGGCGACGATAGCCTGGATCGTCGCATCCGCTGCAGCCGCGTTACTCGCCGCAATCACCTCCATCATCGGCATGTGGGTAGGACTGGTGCCGCTCCCGTGACCGCACCACTCATCATCTGGGTCGGCGGCATCATCACCGCCGTCACGGCCTCCGCCACGACGTTCCTGCTCGCCCGACACGACCGCATCCACGGCCGCGAACACCAAGCCGACGAAGAGGAGATCCTCGCCGTCGCAACCCTCGTGGCGGGCACCGTATGGGCCAGCCTTTCCTGGCTGCCCATCACAGCACTCGCCCACATCAGCTGACACGCCGACAGGTCAGCGCGCGCCACTGCGCGAACTGTGCTACTGTCCCACCCATAAGCGGACGCACTGTCCCCACGCCGCCCCCGGGCCGCTCACCAAGCGCCCGGGGGCGGCGTGCACCCGCAACACCCGGAGCGCGCATGGCGAACAAAGACGTGGAAGACCGCCGCCGCCGCGCCCTCGACCTCCGCGCCGCCGGCCTCACCCCCACACAAATCGCAGACAAACTCGGCACCACCCCCACACAAACCCGCCGCGACATCGCCGCCGCACTCCGCAACGCGGACACAACCACGGATCCAGCCCTAGAAGCACAACGCCTCGACACCATGCAGCGCCAGCTCTGGCCGCAGGTCCTACAGGGCGACCAGAAGGCCGCGGAGACAGTCCTCCGCATCATGGAACGCCGAGACGCGATCACCCCGCCGCCCGGATACGACGACGACTACCACCGGGCGCACCAGGCAATCACACAACTCCAAGAGGACGCAGGCAGCTAACGCCACACAAGGACGCATCCCCCAGCCCACCTCTCCCGCACCTCCCAACCCTCAGCCCACACCAGCATCCCCCTACCCCACCACATCCAGCAGGGGGATGGCGGGGCGCTAGGTACGACCTGGCCGGGTGATCGCCGATCCACCCTCCACATCCCACATGCCGCACAGCCCGCGCCACCCACACAGACACCACCACCCGCGCCGCACCACCAGCGCCCTACGAACACCCACACCATGAGCAAGCGCAGATGCGCAGGGCCATCATGCCCCCACCTCGTCCCCGCCGGCACCCGCTACTGCCCCACCCACCAACGAGCCCGCGAGCGCGCTCGCGGATCAGCAGCAGCCCGAGGATACGACGCCGCCTACCGCCGGGCCCGGCGCCGGGCCGCCGCCCAGGTCGCGCGTGGTGACGCCGTGTGTTGGCGGTGCGGACAACCGATCAGTCCAGACGAGCCGTTCGACCTTGGTCACGATGACGATGATCGGTCGATCATTCGCGGACCTGAACATCAGCGCTGCAATCGGAGCGCAGGAGGAAAAGCAGCCCACCGGAAGTGACTCGCCGCACGCTTAAAATGTGACCAAGGTCCCAGGGGGGTACCCCCAGGGGGTCCCTGGAGAGACCGCCGGTGAGGGGCGAAAAAAGTGCGGAGGGTTCAAAAAATCCCAAGGCCACCAGAAACGGGGGCGCGACGCCTCCGACCACATTCCGCCATGGCGCGACGCCTGGCGGAGGAACGGAGGCGACAATGGCAAGCGGAGGATCGAGGGCCCGCAGCGGGCCCGCAGCCAACCCGAACTCTGCCCGGTCGGACGCCCGCGGCGTCCAATTCCGTGTCCTCGCAGGCATCAACACCGATGCGCAGCCCGCACCCAGATTCTCACTCCCACCGATGGCCCTGTGGGAGCAGCTCCCCGGCGGCGGCCGCCGCTTCCGCGAGGAGCCAACGCGCGTCAGGTACGAGCGCGAGCTCGCCCTGTGGGCGTGGGCGTGGTCCCAGCCCCAGGCCGAGGTGTGGCACGAGCAGCCCTGGTTCCAGTACCTCGTCGCCCAGTGGGTGCGGATCGCCGTGTCGTGCGAGGAGGAGAACGCGAAGGCGGGGGACAAGACAGCGATGCTCCGCCTCGCCGACCAGATCGGCATGACCCCCGCAGGTCTGGCGATGAACCGCTGGCAGATCGGCGACGGAGCCACGTTGGCACCGAAACCGGCGCCGGAGAAGGCGAAGAAGAAGTCGTCGAGGGACCGGATGGCGGCGCTAGAGGTCGTGACCGGTGGCCGAGGATGAGTTCGCGCCCGCGCCCCTCGTCCTCGACTTCAACCCCCTGCACACCCTCGGCTTCCTCGTCACCGACTGGATCGAGCAACACTGCCGGGTCCCCTCCGGCGTCTACTTCGACCAGCCCCTGGAGCTGAACGGATGGCAGTTGTACTGCAACGCCAACCACTACAGGGTGAAGGCGAATGCGAAGCCAGATCCAACGCGCCTCGTCGCACCCTTCTACTACCGGCGCAGCCTGTGGGTAGGACCGCAGAAGTCGGGGAAGTCGCCGCTGGCGGCCGCTGACGCGCTGGCTGAGGGCGTCGGCCCCACCATCTTCGCCGGATGGGCGCGGGGCGGCGAGGTCTACAGGTGCAGCGACCACGGGTGCGGGTGCGGATGGGAAAGGGAGTACGAGCCCGGCGAAGCAATGGGCGCGCCGCGGACGAAATCGCTGATCGCCCTCCTCGCCTTCGCCGAGGACCAGACGCGGAACGTGTACGAGCCCCTGCAGACGATGATCGCGGGCGGACCCCTCAGCGACTTCGTCCACGTCCGCGAGGGATTCATCCGCCTGCCCAACGGCGGGAAGATCGTGCCGGTCACATCGGCATCAAGGTCGAAGCTCGGGCAGCCCTTCACCGCGGCAATCGCGGACGAATCCGGCCTGTACACGGAGCAGTCCGGGGTCATGACGACGTGGCACACGATCCGCCGCGCCGTCGCAGGCATGCAGGGCCGCACCATCGAGCTCACGAACCCGTGGGACCCGATGGAGAACAGCAGCGCTCAACAGACCTACCAGGCCCGTGTCCGGGACATCTTCCGCTTCTACGAGCACCCACCACTGGAGTGGGACTACTCGAAGAAAGCGGACAGGTCGAAGATCCACCGCTTCGTCTACGCCTCCAGCCCGTGGGTCGATCCCAAGGCGATCGATGCGGAGGCGGACGAACTCATGGAGCGCGATCCGACGCAGGCAGAGCGATTCTTCGGGAACCGCCTCGTGCAGGGCAAGGGATCGTACCTGTCGGAGAAGGTATGGGAGGGGGCTACACGGGACGAGCAGCCCGAAGACGGAGCCGAAATCACCCTCGGCTTCGACGGCTCCCGCTCCGGCGACTGGACCGCAATCCGCGCCGAAACAGCCAACGGCCTCCGCTTCACCCCCACCTACGGCCCCGACCGCCGCGACACCGTGTGGGACCCCCAAGCATGGCCAGACGGACGGATCCCACGCGGAGAAGTGGAAGCCGCCGTAGCCGAGATCATGGACCGCTACGACGTCCAACGCTTCTACTGCGACCCCCGACACTGGGAAACCCAGATCGACCACTGGGAGACCCTGTACGGCGACGACGTCGTCGTGCAATGGCCGACCAACAGCATCCAACGGATGTTCGCCGCCCTCACCCGCTACAGGGAGGACCTCGCCGAGGGCCTCACCACCCACACAAGGGACGAAACAGCGAAAACCCACGCCCTCCACGCCCGCCGAGTGGCCAAACCCGGAGACAAGTACATCCTGGGCAAGCCCGCCGAGCACATGAAGATCGACGTGCTCATGGCCGACGTCCTCGCGCACGAGGCAGCGGCGGACGAACACGCAGAGGGATGGGACGACAGCGGCCCCATCGCATTCACCTGGTAAGGAAAGGGGGCGGGAGTGCGCCCGACCATAATCAACCCGGTCACGTCGGAAGAGGAAACCATCCTCCGCCACGCCGGGAACGCGCTCGCGGCCCTGGCCCGGAGCGACAAGACGGCGCTCCAGTACTACGAGGGGCGGCAGACGGTCCAACACCTCGGCCTCGCCCTCCCCTCCTCGCTCCGCACCCTGGAGACCGTGGTGAACTGGCCAAGGATCGTGGTCGACACCATCGAGGAAAGGCAGGATGTGAAGAGCATCCTGGTGCCGTCGCATCCGGAGGCGGCCGGCGCCCTGCAAGCCCTCATGGACGCGAACGACCTGAACTCGGAGCTGTGCATGTGGCGCCGAGACAGGTTGATCTTCGGGCGCGGCTACCTCTCCGTCGGCCCCGGGGACACGCCGGACGACTACCCGGTGATCCGGGTCGAACCGCCCAGGCAGATGACCGTCCACTACGACGCCCGGCGACAGCGCATCGAGTACGCAGTGCGCATGTGGGAGGTGGAGGACGACGACAGCCGTACAACACGGTACGCAGTGATCCACAGGCCCACCAGCACAGTGACCCTCGTGACAGTGGGAGGTAAGTGGACGGTCGCCGACCGCGACCTGCACAATCTCGGTGCCGTCCCCGTCGTCGCCTCATTCAACCGTCAGATGACCGGCGAGACGCTCGGCCACAGCGAGATGACGGACATCATGGGCATCACCGACGCAGCGGTCCGTGCTGTCACGGAAATGCAGGTCGCACTCGAGACGACGGCGGTGCCGAAGAGGATCATCGCGGGCGCCTCCAAGAGCGACTTCGCCAGCCCCGACGCATGGTTCAACTACCTTTCGCCCTTTGTCGCCCTCAAGAACCCGTCGGCACGGGTCACACAGCTATCGCCCGGCGAACTCACCAACTTCCACGCCACCATCGAGCTCTACGGCAAGCTCGCATCCAGCCTGACGGGCTTCCCGGCCCGCTACTTCGGTCTCATCACGACGAACCCGCCGGCCGAGGGCGCCATCCGCGCGGAGGAGGCGAAGCTGGTGAAGAGGGTGGAGAGGGTGAACGCGGAGTGCGGAGCGGCCCTGAGCCGCGTCCTCACCCTCGCCGCGCGCCTCATGGGGCACACGGTGCCGATGGGCGCCGTCAACGTCGTGTGGCACGACCCAGCCACTCCGACGTTCAGCCAGAAGGCCGATGCGCTGCAGAAGCTCGCGGGCGGGAAGCCCCTCATCAGCCGTGAGGGCGCGTGGGACGAGCTGGGATGGGACGATGCCAGGAAGGCCCAGGAGCGCGAGTACTTCGACCGTGAGGACCGGGACCCAGAGCTCGAGCGTCTGCTCGCGAAGACCATGGGCGGCGCCGACACGGGGACTGACTGACGATGCCGACTGCGCTCCCTGACGCATCGATCCACCACTACCGGCGGGTCCTACGGGCACAGGCCGCGGCTGCGGCCGTAGGGCGCCGCGCCTGGCGCCGGGTATCCCCCGACTGGATCAGCGAGACCTGGGAGGAGGGCCTGGCGGACGTCGTCAGCGCCGTCGCTACAGCGCAGCGCACAGCCGCCGAATCCGCAGTCATGTCCGCTCCCCTCGCCCTCGCCGCTCAGGGCGCGTGGGCGCCGCCCACTGGCATACCAGACCCAACAGCGGTCGCGGGCGCAGCGGGGGACGGACGGGCACTCCAGGGCCTCCTCTACTCGCCAGCTGTTCGGGCGAAGGAGCTGATAGGGGATGGCTGGGCCACCAACGCAGCGATGCGGGCAGCCGGATCCCAGTTGACGATGCTCATCACCACCGCAGTCGCCGACGCCGGCCGGGCCGCAGCGTCCGTCGGCATCGCAGCCCGACCCCGCACCGGGTACGTGCGGATGCTGAATCCTCCGTCGTGCAGCAGGTGCATGATCCTAGCGGGGAAGTTCTTCCGCTGGAACCAAGGATTCCAGCGACATCCGCGCTGCGATTGCATCCACGTCCCCACCCTGGTCACCAGCCAGGCCGAGGCGTTCGCCCATGGACTCATCGACGACCCCTACCAGGCGTTCGAAAGCCTCTCCGAGGCTGAGCAGGACAGGGTCTTCGGCCGGGCCGCAGCCCGCGCGATCCGCGACGGCGCCGACATGGGGCAGGTCGTGAACGCGCGCAGGGGCATGCGGTCCCCCGGCGATCCCTTCACCCGCGAGGGAACGCGCCGTGGACACGCCTCGACCACTCTCCGACGCGGCCAGCGCCGCATGACGCCCGACACGATCTACAGGCTCAATCCCAAGCGCGAGGACGCCATCCGCGCCCTGCGCGACCAGGGGTACATCCTCCCAGGCGGGCAGGTCCCCACCGGATCCCTGCGCGGGCAGCAGACAGGGCAGACCAGCACGGGCGAGACGGCCGCTCAGCGCCGCGTCCGTGAGGCGGCCCGCGACTGGCAGGACGTCCTGGCGGGGAGGAACCCGTACAGCAGCCGCGCGCAGGAGAGGCACGGCGGGACGCGCATCGGCGCGCAGGAGACGCCCCTCACGCCGCAGATCGCAGCCCAGGTCGAGGCCCGCTACTACGCGGCCGTCGCGGCCCGAGGGGAGCTCACGGAGATGCGCCGCCTTCTCCGCATGGCCCACTGAGAACAGGGGGCTACACGCAAGCGACCCGACGCAGGACGCGCCGGGCACACACAACCCGGGCCGCGACGGCCCACCAACCCGACCCCGAGCGATTCGGACGAAGGAGAACGAAAACCATGGCAGACAGCACCGACACCACCGACGCCACGAACGACGGCGACCAGCAGCTCGGCACCGCCGGGCAGAAGGCGCTCAAGGCCGAAAGGGAGGCGAGGAAAGCAGCGGACCAGCGCGCAAAGGCCGCGGAGACGCTCCTCGCCGAGCAGATGGCCGCCGTGGAGGCCCTGAAGTCCAAGCAGGCGGACGAGCTCAAGGCGAAGGACCAGAAGATCGCTGGACTTACCACGGACCTGGCGCGAAGCCAGGTGATCCACGAGAAGAAGATCCCCGACGCCCTCGCCGAGTTCCTCCGCGGCAACACGCGCGAGGAACTCGCGGAATCCGCCGACAAGCTCCTCGCCGCGCTCCCCACCACAGGAGGGGACAGCGACGAGAAGGCGGATGAACCGCTGCGCATGCGCCCCGACCCCACACAGGGCGGCGCCCAGGCCACCACACCGGACGTCGATCCCATCGCCGCCGCGCTCGCCGCCGCCGTCGGCGGCACTGTCTGACTCACCCCGAACCGCTCGGAAGGAAAACACAATGGCTATCACAGCCGCGAAACAGCTCAAGGACTTCGACAAGAACTTCCTGCCCCCGGAGCAGGCCGCATCCATCTTCGACGACGCCGTCAAAGGCTCCGTCGCCATGCAGATGTTCCAGCGCCAGGAGCTCGGCCCCGCTGGGGTCAGCTTCCCCATCCTCACGAACAAGCCCACGGCCAACTGGGTCGCTGAGGCAGGAAAGAAGCCGACGACCCAGGCCGACGTCGGAATCGTGACCATGAAGCCGCAGAAGATCGCCGCCATCGCGGTCATGTCCCAGGAAGTCGTTCGCGCGAACCCTGCGGATTACGCGCAAACGCTCCGCACGCACCTTGCGGACGCCTTCGCAGTCGCCTTCGACCTCGCCGTCTTCCACAACAAGGGCGGGGACGGCACTGGGACCGGCCCCTTCGACCACCACGTCGCGGAGACGACGAAGTCGGTGGAGGTGAGCGGCGACGGGACGAAACTGTACGACGAACTCGTGCAGGCCATCACCCTCAACGTGAAGGGGACGCCGAAGAAGAAGGTCACCGGATGGGCCTTCGACACGGGTTTCGAGCCCGCGTTCCTCGGCGCCAAGGACAGCAACGGCCGTCCGCTCTTCGCCGAGGCCCACTACGAGGGCCTCGCCCCGGTGATCCGCTACGGCTCTGTCCTGGGACGGGTCAGCCGTATGCACGAGAACGTCGGTAACGACAAGACCGTCGGCTTCGCCGGCGACTGGACGAAGGGCGCATGGGGCGCCGTCGGGGGCATTGAGTACGACATCTCGACCGAGGCGACCGTCACCATCGGCGGACAGCTGGTGTCCCTCTACGAGAACAACCTCGTCGCCCTTCGGGCGGAGGCCGAGTTCGGCTTCGTCCTCGCCGACAAGGAAGCGTTCGTGAAGCTGGTGACGAAGTGATCGGCGTCGAGGATGTGGTCACGCTCGTGTCCCCCAACGGGATCACGGTGACTGTGGGCGCCGAACAGGCTGACGTGTGGACCGCCCACGGGTACGCGCCGCCTCCTGCCGAAGACGAGAAGAAGACGGCCGAAGACGAGAAAACGGAGAAGAAGTGAGAGGAGGCGGCCCAAGTGGCTGACCACGCGACCGTGTTGGAGGTGGCGGTCACCCTGGGCCGCCCCATCACCGACCCCGAAGAGCAGAAGCAGATCACCAACTGGATCGAGAAGGTGGAGAGGATAATCGCCGCACGCCTCGGCGACCTCCACCGACTCGACCCAGCCATCCTCTCCGACGTCATCACCGAGGTCGTGGCGCGCAGAGTCCGCAACCCGGACGGGAAACGGAACGAGAGGATCGACGACTACAGCTACACGCTGGAGGCTGCAGCCGCGAGCGCGGAGCTGGCACTCACAGAAGCGGAGTGGGCGCGTCTCTCCGAAGACGGCGGCACAGCAGGAGCATGGCTCCCCATCGCCACACCAAACCCCTGGTACGGAGGACACGACCGCAACGCCCCACTGGAGAGGAGCGGATGGGCATGACCGCGCAGACAGCGCTAACCGCAGGGCGCCGGGCCGCAGAAGCCCTCATGACGGACACCTGCACCATCACCCGCCCCACCACCACCCCCGACCCCGACGGCCTCGACCGAATCACAGAGACGCCGGTGTGGGAGGGGCGCTGCAAGGTCCAGACGTACGAGGCCCACGAGACCGCCGCCCAGTCCGCAGGGGCGCTCGTCGTCACGCAGCGGTACAGCATCCACATCCCCCACAACGTGGGCGCAGTCCGAGTCGGAGACCTCATCCGCGTCACCGGCTACCTCTCCGTCTTCCGAGTCACCGGCCTGTTCGACAAGACCTACGCGACAAGCCGTCGATTCCAGGTAGACGTCGAGACGAACCGGGACGACATCGACGATGGGGGCATCCCGTGACCGGCATCGAGATCGACACAGGCGAGGTGCGGCGGGCAGCAGCGGACGCAACACGCCTCCCAGGGGAACTCGCTCGCTGGCTACTGCCAGCAGTCAACAAGGGCGCGGTGAACATCAAGAAGGCGATGCGAAGCGACCTACAGGCATCGTCCAACGGCGGTATACGCGCCGTCGCGGCCACGGTCTCCTACGACATCATCCACCACGACGGCCCGAGCATCGAGGCGGAGGTGGGGCCGTCGAAACCGTCGGGCGCACTCGCCAATATCGCCTACTTCGGCACCAGTCGCGGTGGCGGGCACACCCGAGACCCCCGTGAGCCGTTGGAGGAGGAAGCCGCCGCGTTCGAGGCGGCCATCACCAGCATCGTGGAGGACCTATGGCCGGCGTGACGCGCACAGTGATGCAGGAGATCGTGGAGAAAGTGGGGGGACTGCACGCCGGAGGAAAGCAAGTCCGCGCCTACCTCGGAGACCCGCCAGCGAACCCGCCCCTCCCCTACGCCTTCACCTGGGGGCCCCCGGCCATCCCGCGCGCCCCCGACATCGCAGGTCGCGGGCGCGACGTGAACCAGGTGATCCGCGTACAGGCAGTCGCGGGCACGGCGGCCAACGCCCTCGACCTCGCCGACACCATCATCACCGCCCTCGCCGGGTGGGCGCCGACCGTCCCCGGCTGGCGCGTTTTCCCCCTCACCGTCACCGACGCCACGAACGTCCAGTCGGACAACAGCACCGTGGTGGCGGAGACGAACAGGAACCCGCGATGGGTGTCCATCGGCCTGCGCGTCCAGGCCACACAGAGACAGGAGTGACGCATGGTACAGGCATGGAACGCGCGGACGGGCGCGTGGCAGACGATCCCCGAGCACTGGATCGGGCATCCCGTTCTCGGCGCCGACTACACCCTCGACGCCCCCGACAACACCCCGGAGCCCGCATGCTGCGGGGGCACCAACACGGACGAAGGAGAATAGAAATGGCACCTGGAGTGAAGACCCTGGCCGATGGGCGCATCAGCCTGTGGGCGCTCACCAGCGCGCCCGCCGACATGGCGGCGCCGAAGGTCGACGAGATCAAGGCGGGGAAGAAGATCTCCTGCCGGATCATGAAGAGCGACTACGCGCTCGGCGCGGACTCCGACGCGGAGATCACCGAGCAGGAGATGTGCAAGAAAGGGGAGGGGAAGGCGCCGGGGCCGACGAGCTACACGGGGAACATCACCGTCTTCCGCTACCTCGACGACCAGGGGAAGCCCGTGGTCGCCGACGACTTCGTATGGGACCTCATCAAGAAGAAGGGCACCAGCCTGTGGCTGGTCGAACGCGAAGGCCCGGACGAGGCGAAGGAGATCGAAGAGGGCGACATCGTTTCGGTGTACGAGGTCGTCCTCGGAACCCCAACGAAGCCCTCCGACCGCTTCAGCGGCTACATCAAGAGGACCGCGAAGCTGAACGTGATGGACGCGAAGGAGGACGTGGCCGTGAAGGCCGCGTAACCCGCCACAATCCCCGTCCTGCTGGGCTCTCCACCAGGCTGCCACAGCCCAGCAGGACGGCACACACCCACCACCCGCACGAGGCAGCCGCACAACCGCATAGGAGCACGAGCATGGCAGCCGTCGACGACGAACTCACGATGAACGAAACCGCGACGCCACAGACCCAGGACACCGCCCCCGACCCCGCCACCTTCGACCTCGCCGCATGGGTCGAGGGCGTCATCCCCGCCACCCGCACCGTCGTCCTCTACGCCCGCGGCGACCTCTTCGGCACCCTCTCCCGCCTCACGGCGGACCTGACAGAGGCGAAGGCCGCAGCGGACACGGAGAGGAAGAGGAGGATCAGGGACGAGATCTCCGCAGTGACGCGCGAGCTGAAGGACTCCAGCCTCGCCGTCACCGTGCAGGGCCGGTCCACCGACTGGATCACCCGCTTCCGCGCCGACCACGCGGAGGAGGGGAAGACCGAGGACGACCTCGTCATGGAGCAGATCGCCGCGCAGATCATCGATCCTCCCGGATTCACGCCCCAGCTGCTCCGGACGCTCCGCGACCGCATTGAGCCGCAGATCGTGGATCTCGTGTCCGCAGTTGCGGCGGTGAACGCCACGAAGCCGGCCATCTCAGTCCCTTCGTGACGGAGTGCCTGGACCAGGCGCGGCACACGTGGCTGGTCCAGGCACTCCGATCCGCGAAGAGCTGGGGGGTGCGCCCCACCGAGTTCCTGGGCGTCCCAGCCAGACGCGCCAGCGGGTGGACGGACACCGACCGCGTCCTCGCTGGCGCACTGGACATGTACGAGGCTACACGGGTCGGCTCATACGGCTACCCGCGCCGCCTCACCGAGGGCGACTACGAGGGCCACTTCGAGGTCATCGAGACGCAGGACAACGCCCAGCTGGCGCTCGACATCTACCGCCGCCGCAACCAGCACGGCCCCGCCCCGGGCCTCGTCCCCCGCGTCGTCTTCACCGGGGAGGAGTAGCCGCCTCGCCGAGCCACGCAGCGCGGGTGAGAGCCCCGTCGGCGTCGGTGTCGCACGTGTACGCGCGGGCGCGCAACTCCCCGCCAACCCCGTAGTACACGCTCCCCTGGTCGTTCCACCCTCCACCATCGCTCGCAGTGCGGACAGGGTCCTGCCACCAGGCGAACTCGCCGCCGTCATCGGCGATGCGCTCGGCGATTGCCTCCGCGCACTCGCGGCTAGCGGGAGCGTCCCGCTCATCAGCCGCACCAGCCGCAGCCGTCACGCGCGCAGTGGGGGACGCCGCAGGCACCGTGGCGTGGCGTGGCGAGCATGAGCCGCCGAGAAGGAAGAAAAGGGCAACAAGACCAGTCAGGGGGATACCGAAAAAGAGCCACAGGACCGTACCCACCCCGACCCTGCCACCGCCCTGCGGAACGTTCTCACTCAATTGCGGCACCCCCCTGTGGTCAACGCCAATGTCCCACTGATCGTACACCTACACGCGCTGGGAAAGGAGCAGCAGGTGGCAGAACGCAGCATCAAGGTCACCCTGCGGGCGAACGTCGCCGACTTCAACCGGCAGATCACGTCCGCGTCGAAGAACCTGGAACAGCTCGCTAAATCCGGCGATCCGACCGGCCGTGCGGCCGAGACCACCTTCGGGCGCCTCGCCCAGTCCGCCCAGCTCCAGCAGCAGGCCTGGTCGACTGCGTCAACAGCACTCCTCGGATACGGCGCGGCCGCCGGGGCCGCCGCGGGGATCGCGATCAAGCAGTTCAGCAACTTCGACTCCGCCATGAGCGCTGTCCAGGCCGCGACGCACGAGTCGGCGGAGAACATGGACAGGCTGCGCAACGCAGCCATCCAGGCGGGCGCCGACACCGCGTACAGCGCGTCCGAGGCCGCCGGGGCCATCGAGGAGCTCGCGAAGGCGGGCGTGTCGACGGCCGACATCCTCGACGGAGGCCTCACCGGCGCCCTCGACCTGGCAGCCGCAGGAGGCCTGGGCGTCGCAGAGGCCGCAGGCATAGCCTCCGTCGCCCTCGTCCAGTTCGGCCTCAAAGGCTCGGACATGGCCCACGTCGCCGACCTCCTCGCCGCTGGCGCGGGGAAGGCAATGGGGGACGTGCAGGACCTCGGGATGGCGCTCAAGCAGTCGGGCCTCGTCGCCTCCCAGACCGGACTGTCGATCGAGGAGACGACCGGCGCCCTCGCCGCCTTCGCCTCCGCCGGCCTCCTCGGCTCCGACGCCGGCACCAGCTTCAAGACCATGCTCCTCAACCTGACACCGCAGTCCAAGGCGGCTGCGAACGTCATGGACGAGCTGGGGATCAAGGCCTACGACTCCCAAGGGAAGTTCATCGGCCTAGCCCAGTACGCCGGCCTCCTGCACAGCAAGCTGTCGAAGCTGACGGACGAGGACCGTCAAGCGAAGATGAAGAAGATGTTCGGCCAGGACGCGATCCGCGCGGCGAACGTCCTCTACAAGGAGGGCGCCGAGGGCATACAGCGCTGGATCGACAATGTCAACGACGCGGGATACGCGTCGGAGACAGCGCAGACCAGGATGGACAATCTCGCGGGGGACGTGGAGCGCCTCGGAGGATCCTTTGAGACCCTCTTCATCAAATCCGGTTCGGGCGGCAACGACTTCCTCCGCACCATCGTGCAATTCGCCGAGAAGGCCGTCAACGCATTCTCGGCCCTCCCCGGACCCGTGCAGCAAGGAGCACTAGGCATCCTCGCCTTCGGTTCCGCCGCCACCCTCGCCGCAGGCGCGGGCATGAAGATCTTCTCCTCCATCGTCGAGGTGAGGCAGGCCCTCTCCTCCCTGAACGGGAGCATCCCCTTCATCACCCGAATCTCCACCGGTTTCTCCGACATCCTCTCCGGCCTGAAGACCACCGGCGCTGGCATCCGCGACTTCGGGCTCACCTTCGTCTCCGCCCGAACCGTTGGCTCGTCGAGCATCAGCGCTCTCGGCCAGGCCGTCACCCCAGTCCTCACAGGCATCGGAGGCGCGGCCCGCGGCGTGGGGACCGCGCTCCTCGGGGCCTTCGGCGGCCCCTGGGGACTCGCCGCCACCGCTGGAATCGCAGCCCTCACCGCCGCCCTGGGAGCGTACTCCGCTGCGCAGAAGAAGGCTACACAGTTGGCGGAGGAGTACCGGGGCACGCTCGACACCGTAACCGGAGCGGCCACAGAGGCCACCCGCACCAAGGTCTTCGAGAAGCTGTCCCAGAACATGGATATGGGATTCGCCTCCAACGGAACCGGCCGCAACGCGATCAAAGGCTTCAAGGAGCTCGGAGGCTCCGTCAAGGACTTCGTCGACGCCGCCGCTGGATCGTCAGAGGCCCTCGACCGCGTCCAGGCGGTCTTCAAGGCCTACGAGGACATGCCGAGGAGCGTGGAGAAAACCAACCTGGCCGTAGCGTACGGGGATGCGAAGAAGGGCCTGGAGGAGCAGATCGGCGCCCTCGACCAGGCGAAGCAGAAGAACGACCTTGCAGCCGAGGCCGGCCTCAAGAACGCGGACGCACAGGGGAAACTCGCAGGAGCAGCCCAGGAGGCCACCAATGCCGTCGACGAGCAGGTCAACGCAGTGGAGAAGCTCATTAAGGCGCAGGAGGACCTGCAGAACATTGTCCTCGGAGAACGCGGATCCTGGCGCGACCTGTATGACGCCATCGACGACGCGAACGCCGCAGTGCTGAAGAACGGGCAAACGCTCGACATCACCACCGAGGCAGGGCGGAACAACCAGGCGGCCCTCGACGACCTCGCGAGATCCGGATGGAAGCTCGTGGAGTCGATGCAGAAGAACGGGGCGACAATCGCGGAGATGCAGGGCGCCCTCCAAACCACCCGAGACAACTTCGTCGCCGTCGCACAGGCCATGGGCCTGTCATCTGACGAGGCGAACGCGCTCGCGGACAAGCTGCACCTGATACCGGCGAACGTGGACACGCAGGTGGTGGCGAACACCCTGCCGGCGCAGGCCGACGTCGACGCCTTCATCTCCTACATCCAGTCCCAGACCGGCGGGACGATCACCGTGAACGCCACGAACGACAGCGCGATAAGCACCGTTCTCGAAACGCTCGGGTACGTGCAGAACCAGGACGGGACTATCACGATCGACGCCAACAAGGACCCAGCGGTCGCGCAGATGGTCGCGGCCCTGGGGGAGATCGACCAGTCAACCGGGACTATCACGATCGACGGGAACAACGAGGCGGCGAACGCGAAGCTGGCGGACATCAAGGCCGCTATCGGCGACTACCACCCGTACGTGAACATCCGCGCCAACGACTACGTGAGCGGCATCATGAACAACCTGCGCGCGCAGTGGGACGGCATCACGTTCAACGTGAACATCCGTGGGAATTACACGCAGAGCGGGGGCCCCTCCGGGTCGGCGCAGAAGGACGGGTCCGTGCTCGCCTTCTACAGCTCCGGTGGGCTCAATGCTCGGAAGACGGAGGACCACGTCGCGCAGATCGCCCCCGCCGGAGCATTCCGCGTATGGGCCGAGCCCGAAACCGGAGGCGAGGGGTACATCCCCCTAGCGCGCGGGAAGAGACGGAGGAGCGAGCAGATCCTCTCGCGCATCGCTGACATCTTCGGCGGCGCCTACATCCCGCCAGGATCCGTGGCGTACGCATCGGGCGGCGCGAACGCCTCCACGTCCACTCCAGGGGCCCCCACGATCCACGTGACGGCCATCGTGGAGAACCCGTGGACAGGAGAACAGGTGCGGGCCGCCGCCCGGACCGAGGCCGTGAGAGTAGTGAGAGAGGCGATATGAGCGTCCGAGCATGGGTGAGCCGCGCTACCGGCCTCCCCACATTCCACCTCGACGGCGCTAACGCCGCCGACACGGTGACCGCTCCCGGGGGCCGCGTCCTCACCCACACCACCCCCATCTTCTCCGACCCCCTCGCGCCGCCCTCCACACCCACCACCTACCAGGTGGGCGCCACCACCGTCACCCTCACCCGGGTCGGCGTAGAGCATGGCCTCACCACCATCGACGGACGCACCCAGGCCGCTGTCACGTGGATAGGCGACGACCCCCGCACTTACGACCCGCGTGCAGGCGTCCTCGATACCCCCGCACGCCGCGGTCCCGCCACCCGCTACGCCACCGCGCCAGCGAGCGTGGAGGGAACGCTGGAGCTGCTGAGCTACACGGGGGAGAGCGAGAAGATCGAGCAGATCCTCAACGACCGACACCCCCTCATCGCCCTTCACGGCCACGGTCGCTGCCAGATCCCAGGCTGCGACGTACCAGCCATCAGACTGCTCGCCGTCACCAAAGCGACGAGCAAACGAACCGGCAGACGCGACCGCGTCCGCCGCGACTGGTCCATCGACTACCGGGAGATCCCGGTCGACGAGCAGCCCGTACCCGACCTCACCACCCCAGCGGTCACCTGGGGTGAGGCCCAGGCACGCTACCGCACGTGGGGGTCCGTCGGCTCCTACCTCAAGTGCGCTCGGGCCATCACGGGGATGCCGCAATGAGGGCCGGCCCCACAGTCCAAGTCCTCACCGGGTCCGTCGGCGTCGGCGCCCGCGTCTCCTCGCACCGAGCGGGCCGCATGATCGCCGACCGCCTCGACGTGTGGGACGTGCAGATCGAGGCCACAGCCGACCGGGCGCCCCGCGAGCGCCTCACCCTCACCGCGGCGCCCAGCCTTGTCCCCACCGGTCCCGGGGATCCGCTGGCCCACTACGGGCAGCGCCTCCACGTCTCCCAGACCCTCACGATCGGGGGCGTCGAGATCCTGGTGCCCATCGGCTGGTACCAGGTGGAGACGTGGGAGGAGCAGTCCGATGGGACTGTCAAGGTGGAGGCCTACGACCTGCTCCAGCGGCTCGAGAAGAACCCGATGGCGTGGCCATCCTCGCCGCCGTACGGGGCGACCGTCCAGTCCGAGCTGCAGCGCCTCGCCGCGTCCCCCGAGGAGGGGGGCGTGCCCGTGGTGCTGGACGCCCCGGACGCGACCGTGTCCCGCGAGCACGAGTGGGGGACGAGCCGCGTGGAGGCCGTGGGGAAGCTGTGCGAGGCGCACGGCCTCCTGTGGGCGGTGCGGTCGGATGGGCGCCTGCACGCCTGGGCGCCGGGCGCGCCCGTCTCCGCGGCGGAGTACACGGGACGGGACCTCCTCATCGAGTCCTCGCGGGCGTCCGGGGCGCGGCGAGCGAACCGGTGGGTCGTGGGCGCCACTGGTGAGGGCGAGGACCGGGAGTCCCGGTACACGGCGGAGACCACCGGCTACGAGTACCCGTACGACCCGGCCGGGTACGGGGTGGTCACGGACCGCAACGAGATGCAGATCGCCGACGGCGTGTCGGCGCTGTACAAGGCGGCCGACACGTACAGGCGCAACGCCCAGGCGGCCCACGGGACACGGTCCCTGAGCATCGTCCCTGACCCGCGCCTGGAGCTGTGGGACACCATCACCGTGACCGTGCCCCACGAGGCGGGGCCCGAGACCCTGACGGGTCGCGTCACCGCGACGTCACTCACCATCGACAAGCCGGACGCGCTGATGCGCGTCGACCTGGAGGTCCTATCCCATGCCTGACCACTCTCTGTCGCCGTGGATCGACGTGCCGCCTCAGGGGCGCCGCCCAGGCCCGCAGGCGGCGCCCGCGCCCCTGACGGGCACCGTCGTCGGCGTCGTCGACGCGGCGCGCGGCATCGTGGAGGTCCGCGTGGACGGCGCCCCCGACACCGCGGCCACCGTGGTCGCCCCCACCGAGGCCGGCGTGACCTACATGGGGGCCCCTGTGCGCGTCAGCCGCGACGCGGACGGCGCCGCCACCACCATCCACGCGCCCACCCGGCCCGCACCCGACGGCGCCATGCCGATCCCCGTGGGGGAGACCGGGCGCCGTATCCTCGACGCCACCCGCGCCGCCGACCAGGCCCTCACGCAGGCCCGCGCCGACCTCGGCCAGGCCCGCGCGCAGCTGGAGGAGAAGATCAAGGCCGCAGGCGGCGGCGCCCGCGTGTCCGACCGCGCCCCCACGGGGGACGACGCCAAGGGACACCCTGTAGGGACAATCTGGGAGCAAGTAGCGAATGGGAAGACCGTCGGGCGGTGGGCGCTCGCGGAAAACGGCGGCTGGGAGCCGGTGCAGATCGGCCCCGGGCAGCTCGCCCAAGGGACAGTCACGGCGGACACCATTGTCGCGTCCCGGGACCTGTGGGCGCGCCTCGCCGTCTTCGACGACGCTACGGTCGTGGGTCGGCTCACGGCGGAGAACGCGGTGATCCCCGGTGAGCTGATCGCCGGGACGATCACCGGGAAGACGATCGTGTCGCCGACGATCGTGGGTGGCCAGGTGGACGGCCTGGTCATCAACGGCGGACGCTTCCACCTGTCCCGCGCTGAGCGGACGACCGGGGCGAACGCCTACGGGATCGTGGTGAAGCCCGAGTACTGGAAGCCGGGCGGTGGGTCGGACGCGGCGTGGGAGGCCCAGCTGGGGCCGGTCACGGCGACGGACGACGGGCGCTTCGCCATCACTCTTCCCGCGCACGACAAGAAGCAACTCGTCACTCTCAGCCTGCGGCTGCCCGCCACGGAGGACGCCACGGTGACCACGCTGGTGAACCGGCGCGTTCGTGCCCGCGTCTCCGCCGAGTACCCGCTCACGGAGGCCCGCGTCGCCACCTACCCGAGGAACGGGAACCCGGAAGTTGTCTACCCGAAGGTCGGGTCGTGGACGTACTGGGAGGGGAGCACGAAACCGCGTCTGGAGCGTGTCCAGATCCACGGGGATCTTCTCGTCGTCATCTACATGATGTTCGCCCCGACGAACCGGCCGAACCGCGTCGTCTTCGACATCGAGGACACCTGGGAGCAGGCGTTCTCGTCGGAGCTGACGATCGCTAGGAACGACGCCGGCGCTGCCCACATCCTGTTCAACGACACGCAGCACGGCAAGACCGCCCTCACGGCTGAGGGCCTCTACCACACGGTCCCGGGGGCCACTGGCCAGGGCCGGGTCGACACGTCTTGGGTCGACCTCGTGAACCCGCCGGACCTGCTGGCGTGGTCGGGGAAGACGCAAGTGGCTTTGCCGTCGAAGACGTGGACCAGGCTTCCCCTGCGGATCCCGAAGAAGGTGACCGGCAGTGGGATCACGATCGCCGACGACCGTGTCACCGTGGCGCGCCCCGGGATCTACCGGGTGAACGTGTGGGTGTGCGTGTGGTCGAAGTCGTGGGACGGCGCGTTCGCCGTCGGGACCGTCGAAGCGGGGGGCGGCCAGGCGTTCCCAACGAAGACGGATTGGGGGGGCACGTACACGTACTTCTCCGGTGCGCCCGACGATTACACGACGGGCGAGCGCACAGACAAGGTGCTCCTGTCGGCCGGCGATCAGATCGGGGTCGTCGTCTACAACGGCCAGGCCACGGCGACGGCCGTGTACGACTACAAGCTCTCTCTGGACTTCATCCGGCCCCTATAGGAGGAGGCGCGCATGACAACAGCGCACTGGAACCGTATTCAGCTGCCGACGGCGAGCGAGGACCTGCTGGCGACGTGGAGGACCACGGCGTCGAGTATCCCGGGGATCCTCGCAGTCTCGGACCTCAACGAGGCTGCGGTCCTGTACAAGGCGGCCGTGGACGCGGGTGCCGCGCCCACGCAGGCGCGTCCCGTGTACATCGACGCCAACGGCGTCCTGTACCGCATGTACGGGCCCGTCGACCAGAAGACGGGGCGCCCCGTCTTCCAGATGGTGAACCAGCCGCGCGTCGTGGGCGCGGTCGCGGGGAACTGGGTGGTGGGCTCCCAGGGATCCGTCCCCGCGTCCTTCACGCCCTCCGAGGTGATCGGACGCTGGACCGGGTTCATCGCCGCGGACGGTAGCCACTCTTACACGCCGGTGATCGCGTTCCCCCAGGCGTTCCTCACGGACTGCATCACCGTCTCCGTGTCTTTCTTCTACGGGACGGGCAACGCGGACGCGAACACCTGGACGCCCGACAAGTGGCAGATCGACCACTTGAAACGGGAGGGGTTCAGGTTGATGATCCCGGACTACACGACGCCGCGGATCATCAGCTTCGGATACGTGGCCCACGGCTACTAGCCCGCATCAGAATTTAACTGTCCGGAACCGGACAGTTCACCACAGGCTCCTGAGCTCTCCGGCTCGGGGGCTTTCCCACACCCACAGGAAGGGACAATCATGTCTTCCAGTCCGATCATGCCCTCGTCCGCTGACGAGGAGCGCGAGCTCATGCAGCGCCTCACTGAGCGCAACGAGACCCAGCCGCCCGGCGAGACCGCCGCGGACGGGGACGGGGGTGCGCAGTGAGCTGCTCCCCCAACGACTCCCGCGTCGTGAGCGCGGTCGACACGGCCGTGCGCGCCATGCTCGGCGAGGCCGGCCACGTCGGCGGGAACAAGTACTGGGACGCCATCGGCAGGTCTGATTTCCGAGGCAGCGCGTGGTGCGGCGCCTTCCAGGTCTGGGGGTTCCTCCAGGCCGGAGTCAACCTCATGAACGCCGCGTGGTGGCTGTACGTCCCCTACATCAAGACCTTCGCCGAGCGGATCGGCGCCTGGCGCGACGAGTCCGGCTACGGCCGCCAGGCGATCTACGAGTGGCACGGCGACGGCGTCGCAGACCACGTCGGCGTCTCCTGGCCCGACCCCGCCGCGGCACTTTTCCGCGCCATCGAGGGCAACACGTCGATGGGCGGATCCCAGGACAACGGCAACGGCGTCCTGGTCAAGTACAGGTACGAGGCGGACATCCTCGGCTGGGTGGACATGCACCAGGTGCTCGCCTGGATGATCGATAACGGCAAGTGGGACGGCGGAGGCTCCTACGGGACGTCGACCGAGTCCGGGTACACGAACATCGAGGCGCTGCAGCGCGCCGTCGGCGCCACCGCCGACAACATCTGCGGGCCCAACACCCAGGCCCGCGTCCTCGCCGTCGCCTCCGCCTCCGAATGGGGCGGCGTCACATTCCCCATGGGCGTCGAGTTCACCCAGAACGTGGTCGGGACTAAGGCCGACGGCATCTGGGGCCCCGCCTCCGAGGCCGCGCACGACCGCACCGTCGAGGCCGTCCAGGCCGCCGTCGGCGCCGTCGTCGACGGCGTCTACGGGCCCGCCACCAACTCCGCCGTCAGCATCGCGCTGGCAGGCGCCGAGAAACCCTGAGAGAAGAGGAGACCCCTCATGGACATCAACAAACTGCTACTGGGCCTGCACACGGACCCGTTCATCATCACAGTATGGGCGGGCCTGCTCTGGCCGCTCATCCAGGCCAGCCTGGACAAGCCGTGGTGGACCCGTCGCCGACGGGTCACTGTCGTCGCCGTCATCGGCGCCATCGTGACCGCCGCGGTCTGGGTGTCCGGGCACTACCCGGCCACCTGGCAGATGCTCCTCACCCAGCTGTCGATGTTCCTGGGCGTCGCTTGGTCCGTGTACCAGGTGATGTCCGCGATCCGTATCAACGGCCACAGTCTCCTGGAGTGGGTCGGCTACACGACCCCCGGCGGCGAGACCAGGCCCCCCGCCCAGGACCCCGTACCGGACCAAGCCCGTCTAACAACGCGTGTCCGTCGCGGTCGGGCCCCCGCCCAGGACCCCGGCACGGACGAGGAGGACTCGTCTGGTGCGTGACCTGCTGTCCGATCCGCGCCTCGTCGACGCGCTGATCGGCCTGGTCCTCGCAGCGATCGCCGGGGTCGGCGGCCTCGGCGCACTGGTCTACAGGCGCGTCTACGCGCGCCTGGACGACCGCCTGTCGCACGTGCTGGCGACCTCGATCGAGGCCCGCCGCGCCGCCGAGACCGCCCAGCAGGAGATCCAGAACAATCACGAAACCAACGTTCGGGACGACTTGGATCGGGCGATCGAGACGACCTGGTCCGTGGGGGACCAGGTCTCCGAGGTTGGCGCCACGGCCCGGGAGCTGCGGGAGACGCTGCGCGTCCACGGCGAGCAGCTCGACGCGATCTCGGGCCTGGTCCGCGCCGTCGACGAGCGCGTGGGCCGCGTGGACCGCCGCCAGGCCCAGATCGCCGAGGAGATCCACGACGAGCGCGTGGCCCGAGAGTCCTCCCAGCGGTCCCTCGACGAGCAGTCGCACGACACGCACGTGCGCCTGTGGAAGCGCCTCGACGCGCTCGCGGACCAGGTCGCGGACCTGCGCGGCGGCCCCGGCCCGGAGTAGCGGCCGCACACAGGAGAGCCCCCGCCCTCAGTGAGGGCGGGGGCTCTTCTGTTGTTCCTGTCAGATCTCGAAATCGTCGATCTGGGCGGGCAGGCGCCCGTCGATGATGGTGGTGAGCACGTCGCGGGCCTGGGCCTCGTCGAGGCCCGCGCTCACGACGAAGTGGCGGACGAATCCGGAGCCGTCGGGCGCGTGGACGGAGTCGACGACCTGGAAGACGGTGCGCGCCACGGTGTGGGGCTCGGGCCGGGTCCAGGTGCTCGCCTGGTACTCGACGCGGACCGCGCGGAGGGTGTACCGCACCCAGTAGATGTCGCCTCGTGTCGCCCGCTCATCGACGAGGGGGATGATGGTGGCGGGGGAGACGCTGCAGCGGCTGGTGCCGCGCAGCATGCGCTCCTCGTCGGGCAGGAGGTGGCAGATCTGGTCGAGGGTCGGGGTTCCGGTCCAGACGACCTGGGCGGTGGGCTTGGTGGACATGATTGTGCCTTTCAGGAAGATTCTTGGGGGTGGGGTGCCCGGCCCCCGTCGTTGGGGGCCGGGCCTTGGGGTCAGGAGGCGTCGGCGATCTCGTCGGCGTAGTCGGAGAGGAGCGCCTCGACGCTCCACTCGCCGGTCTCGCCGTACTCGGCGGCGTGGTCGATCACGATCTGGACCTGGGTGGGCGTGAAGCCCTGCAGGCGGACATCGAGGAAGCGTCCGCGGATGAGGATCTTGGTGCGCATTTGTATTCCCTCCATCTGGGATTCGTGGCCGGTGGGGCGGGTCCCCGTGGCCTCGTGACTACTACTATACACCGGTACCGACGTATAGACAAGTTATAGCGACCCTAGAAACTGTGATGGTGGACACTGATTAGGGGCGGGTGCGGGCGCCAGCGGGCGGCGCTGCGGGCACGACGCGGTAGCGCGCCGTGTCCCCGGGGCCGATGACGCGGGCGCCGGGCACGCGCGCGGCCGCTAGGAGGCACACGAGGCGCCACCACCTGGCGGTGAGCGCGGCGCCCGGGTGCGCCCGCCGGTACTCGGCGTCGCTCGTGTGGGCGACGACGGCGGGCGGCCCGTCCGGGTCGGCGTCGGCGGCCTCGCGCAGGAGGGCGGCGATCCCGTCGGCGAGGGCGAGCGTCTGCGCCACGCGCCCCCCGACCTCGTCGGCCACGCCCACAGGGACGGGGTCGCGCCCGCTCTCCCACGCCCGGTACGTCCTGTCCGTCACGCCGAGCAGCTCGGCCATCGCCTCCGGCGCCACCCCGAGGAGCTCGCGGGCGGCGCGGAGGTGGACGGCGCGCGGGCGCCGCGGATCGTCATCCGGTGTGCGCTCGCGGCGCGTGTGCGGTGCGGTCATTGGTCGGCCTCCTCGCTGGCGCGCTGTGCTGGTGGGGAGACGCGGGGCCGTGGCCGCTGCGCCTGCCAGGCGTCGATCGTCTCCGCCGCCCAGCCGCGCAGGCGGCGGGCGCCGTCGTCGAGGACGACATCCGGATCTGGGAGCATCCCCTTCTGGACGTACCGTCGGACGGTGTTGGTGGACAGGCCGAGGCGCTTGGCGACGCCGCCAGCGGCGAGGTACATGGTAGTCACGCTCCCTATGATGCACTGGTCCCGGCGCACGCGCAATCCCCGCCCATGGCGGCGCTGGCGTGGATCCAGTCCTCGAGGCCGGGGGCGACCGGCTGGGAGGCATGGACGCGCAGACGGTCGTAGCGGGCGGTCTGCGCGCTCGACGCGTGCCGGGCGGCGGCTGAGACCTGCCGCTCGGAGAATCCGGCGTCGAGCGCCAGAGTGATCATCGTGACGCGCAGCCCGTAGGGGGTGACGGGCGGGACGCCCGCGTGGGCGACGAGCCGCTGGAATCGC